AGAAACTGGCTGGGATATTTGCTTTAAGCGAGTAAAGACCGGCCCACTAGCTTACAATGTAGAATATCAACTACAAGTATTAAAGTGTAAGCCCCGTGCGTTAACTGAAGACGAAATGGCAGCTATTGCTGACCTCAAGTCTATGGATGACGTTATGGCTAGACCAACTCCGGACGCTCAAAAAGAACTTCTAGATACGGTTAGAAAGGCTGCGGTTGGTGAAGTAGATGACACTCTTGAAGAAGAATTTAATGTGGCATGATATTATTCACAGCCGATTGGCACCTAAAGTTAGGCCAGAAAAATGTCCCTGTAAAGTGGGCATTAAATCGGTATGAGTTATTTTTTGAAGCAATAAGAGAGCAAGAAAAAAGCTGTTCTATGCATATCATTGGAGGTGACCTATTTGATAGGTTACCTACTATGATAGAATTAGAGCTGTACTTTTCTTTTATATCTAAAGCTCAAAGACCCACTCTAATTTTTGACGGTAATCATGAAGCCACAAAAAAGAATAAAACCTTTTTTACCCAGCTAAAAGATGTTACTAGACAGATAAATCCATTGGTCAGTGTTATTGACATATCCTATGAGGATAAGGATTTAGGTTTTAGTATTCTTCCGTACGCAGATCTTCATAAGCCCAATAGTATAGAAAAGTTCAATCCTGATTGGCCTCTATTTACTCATGTGAGGGGTGAGATACCCCCTCATGTGAAGCCTGAAGTTGATCTACATAGATTTGACCCGTTTCCGGTTGTGTTTGCAGGCGATTTACACGCTCATAGCAATACACAGAGAAACATTGTTTATCCAGGCAGTCCAATGACTACCTCTTTCCATAGAACCGAAGTCTCAACAGGATTTTTATATATTGCTGAGAATACTTGGGATTGGATATGGGAACCGTTTAACCTGCCTCAACTAATTCGAAGAACAGTAAAGAGCGAGGAAGAGATGATACCGACAGACTATCACCACACTATTTATGAGATAGAAGGAGATATGCAACAACTAGCTTCAGTGAAAAATTCAGAATTATTGGATAAGAAAGTAGTAAAACGAAATTCTGAAGCCGCTCTCATAATAGATAAAGAAATGACATTAGAAGACGAATTAATCGAATATCTAAATTATATACTAGAAATAGACCCGAATAACGTATCCGAAATCATAGGAACATTTAATGATTACTCTAAAAAGGCTCAAATGGAATAATTGCTTCAGCTACGGTGATAATAATGAACTTGATTTAGATAGTAGTAATGTTACCCAAATAATAGGTAAAAATGGTATGGGAAAGTCTTCCATACCATTGATTATTGAAGAAGTATTATACAATAAAAATTCAAAAGGAATAAAAAAAGCCGATATTCCCAATAGATATATTAATGATGGATATGACATTCATCTAACCTTTACTAAAGAAGACTCTTTATACGAAGTGATTGTGATTAGAAAAGCAAGTATAAAAGTGAAACTTCTTAAAGATGGCGAAGATATATCAAGCCATACCGCTACAAATACTTATAGAACTCTACAAGATATTCTAGGTATAGATTTCAAAACATTCAGCCAATTAGTTTATCAGAACACTAATAGTAGTTTACAATTTCTAACTGCTACAGATACTAATAGGAAAAAGTTTTTAATTGATTTATTGCACTTAGAAGAATATGTAAAGTTATTTGAGGTTTTCAAAGAAGCCTCTCGAGAAATAAACTCTACAATAAATGAGATAAATGCGACTATAGCAACGGTAGAAAAATGGTTGCATGACAATAAATTGGAAAGTACTACCATACTTCCAATGTTAAATTTAGAAATTAACACGACTGAAGATGAAGAGATTTTAAGGTCTTTATTATTAGAATTTGAAAATATCTCGGAAAAAAATAAAAAAATAAAAACTAATAATAGTTATAAAGACTTATTTAAGCAGATAAATATTAATAAAGCTAATGAAATAAATGCCAGCGAATTACTGTCCTATGATAAGTTACAAACCGAAGAAGGTAGTTTAAAAGCCTCAGTTAATAGTTCTAATATATTGTTAGAAAAATTATTAAAACTAGGGGATAAGTGTCCCACTTGTGAGCAAACAGTAGACAAAGAATTCAAAAAAGATTTAATACAAACAGAATTGGATAGTATAGAGGAGGTAGAAAAAAAGCGTGGCAACATATCCCGAAAGATCAAAAGAATCAAAGATAACAACTCTCAGTACAATACTAAAATCAGTATTCAAAAAGATTGGGAAGATTTGTATAGCCGCATTGACCATAGCTTATCAAGTAAGCAAGTGGACGGCGATGAGCTTAATAGCCGCATTGCAGGAGTTCGCGAGAGAATTCATACAGCAAAAGAAAAGCTGGGAGAAATCGCGAAAGAAAACGAAAGGCGCACCAAAAATAACACAAGGATCCAAATCATACAAGAACAAACAGAAGCCTTTAAAGCTCAGCTCAAAGAAGCCGAGAATAAAGTTAGTAAGCAAAACAAAGTCTTCATAAATTTAGAAATACTTAAAAAAGCTTTCAGTACAAACGGACTCCTAGCCTACAAAATAGAGAATTTAGTTAAAGAGTTAGAAGAATTAGTAAATACTTATTTAGCTGAATTTTCTGATGGCAGGTTTACGCTTGAATTTGTGGTTTCAAATGACAAATTAAATGTACAAATAACAGACAATGGTAAAATAGTAGATATTCTAGCATTGTCATCCGGAGAACTAGCCCGAGTAAATACTGCAACATTAATAGCAATTCGTAAGTTAATGAGTAGTATTTCTAAGTCAAGAATTAATATACTATTTTTAGATGAAGTAGTAAGTGTATTAGATGATTTGGGGAGGGAAAAACTTGTAGAAGTTTTAACTGAAGAAGAAAATCTAAATACCTATGTAGTTAGCCACGGCTGGACACATCCATTACTAGAAAAGATAGAGATAGTAAAAGAAGAAAACATAAGTAGGTTGTATTAATAATGGTAGATTCAAGAGCAAAAGGCGCAAGAGGTGAATATTTAGTAAGAGATATGTTACGAGAGTACACTGGGTTAAAATTTGAAAGGGTTCCAGCTTCTGGCGCATTGGAGTATCTAAAAGGCGATCTCTATGTGCCCCACGCAAAGAACCATTACTGTATAGAAGTAAAAAATTATTCAGAATCTCCCCTAACAGACAGAATGTTTACTGCTGAAAAAACTAATAATCTTATTCGGTGGTGGAAAAAATTAATAACACAAGCAGAAAACGGCAACCAACAGCCTTTATTATTTTTTAAATATAACAGGTCAAGAGTATTTGTAGTAACTGAACACAAACCAAAAAAGTGTAAATATATGTTTATATCTTGGTTAGATTGTTATGTATTACTGGCAGAAGAATGGTTGAGACAAGAACATATAGAGTTAATAGAAAATGGCGTTTAATTTTTCAAAAGTATTAGATAAAAATCCTGGTTCAGTATTAATAGTAGACTCTTTAAATTTAGCTTTTAGATGGAAGCACCAAGGCAGAACAGACTTTTGTGAAGAATATATAAAAACAGTAGTCTCTCTTGCCCATTCTTATAGATGTGAAAATATAATCATTACTTCAGATTTAGGAACATCTACATATAGAAAAGACATAAGTGCTGATTATAAGCAGAGTAGAAAAGAAAAATACGCACAACAAACCGAGGAAGAGAAAAAAGCATTTGAAGATTTCTTCGAAGAGTATGAAAAAACTTTAGTAGAATTATCTAAACAATGTCCTGTATTTAGATTTAACGGAGTAGAAGCAGATGATATTGCTGCATACTTAGTAAAATATAAAGATAAGTTTAAGTTTGAAGAAATTTGGCTCATATCTAGCGATAGAGACTGGGATTTACTCATTCAAGAAGGGGTTTCCAGGTTTTCTTATGTTACGAGAAAAGAAGTAACTGTAGATAACTGGAGCGAACATTATGAAGTAACCCCCGATGAGTACATATCTTATAAGTGCTTAATTGGAGATAAAGGAGATAATGTAGCGGGAATTACAGGCATTGGCCCTAAACGCGCTGCTACTCTTATAACTGCATATGGTAGTGCTATGGATATCTATGACCAAATACCTATAGACAGTAACTATAAGTTTATTCAAGAACTTAACTCGAATGGCGAAGTATTACTTACAAATTATCAATTAATGGATTTAATAACATATTGTGAAGACGCAATCGGAGCTGATAATACAGCAGAAATAGATCGGAGACTTATAGATGGAAATTTCCTACAACAGGGATAAATACTTGTCTGAGTTCAGTATAAAAACTCTGAACGATAGATATATGCTAGATGGTGAGATGTCCCCTCAAGATGCTTTTGCACGTGCTGCAATGGCATTTTCGGACGATGAAGAACACGCCCAAAGATTATATGATTATGCTAGTAAACTTTGGTTTATGTTCTCTACTCCCGTTTTAAGTAATGGGGGTACTGAAAGAGGTATGCCTATAAGTTGTTTTTTAAATCATGTAGAAGACAGCAGGGGCGGAATAACATCTCACTATACTGAGAATGCTTTTCTATCCTCAGTAGGTGGGGGTATTGGAGGAGACTGGAGCAGCGTTAGAGGAGTAGGTTCCTCAACAAGTAACGGCTCTGAAAGTACGGGAGTGATTCCGTTTTTGAAAGTAGTAGATGGGGAAATGTTAGCATTTTCTCAAGGTATAACTAGGAGAGGGAGCTATGCAGCCTATTTGGACATATCTCACCCAGAAATGGAGGAGTTTCTCGATATTCGTAAGCCAACTGGAGGTGATATTAATAGAAAATCTATTAATTTGCATCACGCTGTTGTTATTACTGATGACTTCATGCGTCTAATAGAAGGCGCAACAAGAGAAGAAAACTTCGACGATTCTTGGGATTTAATCGACCCACACACTGGAAAAGTAGTCAAAACTGTACCCGCTAAAACACTGTGGGTAAAACTTATACAGAATCGTGTAGAAACTGGCGAGCCGTATATAATGTTTAAAGATACAGTTGACAAGGCTTTACCAGAATTTCAACAAAAATTAGGGCTAAAAGTACATCATTCTAACCTGTGTTCAGAGATTACACTACCCACAGACGTAGATCGAACGGCTGTTTGCTGTCTATCAAGTGTAAATCTGGAGGAATACGATGAGTGGAAAAATAATGACTTATTTATCCCAGATCTCATCAGAATGTTAGATAATGTACTTGACCACTTCATCCATAACGCTCCATCAGAACTACATCGAGCAGTCTACAGCGCTAGGCAAGAAAGAAGCCTTGGGTTGGGGGCGATGGGATTCCATGCATATCTACAAAGACACAGTATCCCGTTTGAATCAGTTATCGCAAAAGTTAGGAACAAAAGTATGTTCCATGAAATAAAAAGGAAAGCAAATGAAGCTACAAAAATTTTGGCAAAAGAGCGGGGAGAGTGTCCTGATGGTATTGGCTATGGCGTTCGCAATTCCCATTTATTGGCTATTGCTCCTAATGCTAGCAGCAGCATTATTTGTGGTAACACTAGCCCAAGCATTGAACCCTACCGCGCTAATGCATTTGTACAAAAAACTAAGACAGGAAGTAGTCTCCTCAAAAACGAATATTTAGAACATTGTTTAGATGAAATTGGTATGAATACTGATGAAATATGGCAAAGTATTATTACTCATGACGGCTCAGTACAACATTTAGATTTTTTAGACAAAGATACAAAAGATATATTTAAGACTGGAGTAGAGATAGATCAAAGATGGATTGTAGAATTTGCAGCTGATAGACAAGAACACATTTGTCAGAGCCAATCTCTTAATTTATTTTTTCCGGCAGATGTTTCAAAGCAAGAACTCCATGCCGTACATATGATGGCTTGGAAAAAAGGAGTAAAAACGCTATATTATTTAAGAAGTGAGGCTATAAAACGCGCAGATAAGGTATCTGATGAAGCTCTTAGACAGTATATATTTGATTCAATTTCAGAAGAAACGTGTTTAGCGTGCGAAGGTTAATATGGGATTATTAGACGAACGAAATTATTACAAGCCTTTCAATTATCCATGGGCATTTGAAAACTATAAACTTCAACAACAAATGCATTGGCTACCAAGTGAAGTAAATTTAGCAGATGACCTGCGAGACTACAAGGAAAAATTATCAGTAGAAAATCGAAAATTAATTACTCAAATTTTTAGATTCTTTACACAAGCAGACGTAGATGTATGTGCTGGATACGCAGAACATTATCTCCCTAGTTTTAAACAACCAGAAGTTAGAATGATGCTAGCTTCTTTTGCATCTATGGAAGCAGTACATCAAGAAGCATATTCGTTATTACTAGAAACATTAGGATTCGGAGACGAAGAATATCAGATGTTTTTAGAATATCAAGCAATGTTAGATAAACATGAATATTTAAGTAATTTTGGCACAAGAAATCCTACTGATTTAGCCAAAACTATGGCTATTTATTCGGCTTTTACAGAAGGAGTACAATTATTCAGTAGTTTTGCTATTCTTTTAAATTTCCCACGACACAACTTAATGAAAGGCATGGGACAGATAGTTACTTGGTCTGTTCGAGATGAAAGTCTACACGTTGAAGGAATGACACAGTTATTCCGTACATTTATTAAAGAAAATAAGTACATATGGAATGATGATTTAAAGTATGAAATCTATTGTGCTGCAGAAAGAACTGTAGAACTAGAAGATTCTTTTATTGATTTATGTTTTGAAAACGCAGAAGTACCTGATCTTACAGCCGAAGAGGTGAAAGAGTATATTAGATATATTGCGGATAGACGTTTACTAGGACTAGGTATGAAAAAGATATTTGGTAGCACTACCAATCCTCTAACCTGGTTAGATTATATGTTAAACGGTGTAGAGCATACGAACTTCTTTGAAAATCGAGCGACAGAATACTCCAAAGCCAGTACAACTGGGAATTGGAAAGATATATTCAAATAAGCAGTTTTAAGACGTACTTAGGTCGGTCCCAAGGTAGTGGGACTAACCTAAGTATTGATCTTACTTATAATGATGCCACATACGCGTCAAAATCCATAACAGGAGACTGACTTAATATTGAAGTATCATTGTAAGTCGCTGGAAGCCCTCTCAAATACGCCCTATATTGAGACATATTTGTAGTAGCAGGGCGATCAGATACCATATATGCATCAGTATCTCTTAGATATATATTTCTCTGATTGCGTAAATGTTCCCAAGCATCTGATAATGTAATAGCAGTATGTTCTGCACTCTTTTCCGCATCAGTCATAGCCCTCACAGAGCTGGAAACTGTATCATACATTAATGCATGTCCTATATCGTCTACAGGCACTTCTTTCCAGCCCGCTTCTCCATCATGATCCGCTGCATCTATCTCTACAATTTTATTATCTACAATTTTTGCATAAGCCATTATCTATCTCCAAAAAGTGTCGCACACGTCGTATATATTTCATAAGGAGTGTGTGTATTATAAGCTTGGGACGGCTGTCTTCCCATCCATAAAGCGTGTAGCATTCTTTGATCACATTTAATATCACTTGCAAAAGCAGTTTGTAAATCATAATAAAAATGTGTATCCTTGAATCTATAAGTAGTATGATATCTATGTGCTGAAGACATAAATAATAATACTGTAGTTCCTGCAGCAACTGGAACAGTTGCAGTATAATTATGATCATCAGTATTACTAGCATAACTATTAAGTACAGTCCAAGCGCCCCCAGTAGCATTTGCATAGTTAGTGCCGCTACTAAAGGTAGGAGTGTAGTACATTACACCAGAACCACCGTAATTATTATTACCCGTGGACTTCTTCATTTTTATTGAGACGTTTGTACTACCTGAAGACGCATGATTACGAATTGGAATACAACTAAAAGTTACTCCAGCATATGATTGGCTTGTAGCATTGTCATAATACATCATATCTCTATAAAAATGCCCTAGTCTTTTGTTATGTGCAAATATTAGTTCTCTATGAAAAGTATCCCCGTCATCATTCACATAAAATAATTGACCGCCGGTTGAGTCAGCATAGCCATCCCCCATTAACATATTCCAAGCTTGTCCTTGTGCAGAAGCATCTTCAAGATTGTTATAATAAGTGCTATTCGGGCCGCCTGAAGACCATTCACCCGATGAATACACATTCTGACGAGCGGATGAGGTCATCACCATTCCTACTGATAAAATATGATCATCTATAACTGGAGAAGAGCTTACTGCCCCCCAAGACGCTACTCCGCTACCATTGGTTGTTAAATATGTACCCGCTGTACCATCCGCTGAGGGTAATGCGGTTGCTCCAAATTGAAGCTGTCCTGAACCATTAGTAGTTATAGGCTTATTTGCTGCGCCATCTGCCGCTGGAAGCGCAAGAGGAGAAAACGAGGTTGCTCCAGTTGTTGCTCCCACGAGAGGGCGATTGTTTGCACCCGACGCTGCCGCCGGTAATGCGATTGGAGAGTGAGAAAGAACGCCTGCTGTGCTACCCACAACAGCTTGGTTATTCACCGTAGCTGCAGCAGTAGGCACAGTTAGAGCAGTTCCACCACTTCCCCCTTGAACTTGTTCTACTATTATTTTTGCCATTTTTTAGCTCCTTAGCTGCTTGTATCCCAAGATACGGTGTTTACTGTTGTTTCTAGCCCCATTAAAGTCCAGGGATGACTACTTCTTCGTTTAATTTTATCCCCTGCGTTCATCATTATAGGCCATTTATTTTCAAATCCGGTACTGGTATGACCAAACTCGCCGTCATATGCAGACCCATTATTTCCCATAATACTATGAGCTGTTGTGGAGGTAGAACTAGGTGTATAAGTGTACCCGATACTAGTACTAGAATTATGACAATGTATCCAACCCTTAAATACCTTACCAGTTGGAACAGTGTATTCAATACTATCACTGCTCATATTTATCCAAATTGCTACTTCTGCTGGAGAAACTGTTGATGTTGGTCCTGCTGCCTGTGCTACTATATCATAAGCCATTATACATCTACCCCCATTGCTGTAATTGAGATAGCATTTGTAGCATCTTCATTCTCTACATAGATTGCATCTCCATCCGATAAAATTATCGATTTCTGTTCATAAGGAGTCACCGCTCCTTTTGCTATTATTCCTGCTACTGCTGCCTGATCATAGACATCCGCTACAGTTGTGCTGCTATATAGTACAGAACGTGATCCTGCAGCTACATAATATTTAAGAGTTCCGGTACCTTTAGTATTCATCATTGCATAGCTATTATCATAATAAGTGCTTGAAGTATTTTCCCCCCAAGTTATTAAGTCTGTAGAATAATATTGCTTTCCATCCCCTCCCATAGAAACCCATAAAGAGGCTGAGAGTCTAAGTGGGGGCATCATCATACCTGTACCTGAATTTGTGGGGGTATCTCCTTTTTTTGTAAGTAATCCATCTGTTACGGCTTGCGAGAAACTAACATCTCTATTATTAGAACTAGAATAACTTCCGCTGTAATTGCTGTGCTCATATCCATGAATTCTAGTTATATCTACTTCGAAAATTCCAGCCTCAGAAGTACTGGTAGTTCCCTGCTCAGGGGGGTCAGAAGTTGCAGTTCCGGGAGAACACCAAAGACAGATATAATATTTATCTGTATTTGGATTATACTTAAACCATTGTAATTTTTGACTACTCCCAGTAGTATATGACACATCGTGATAATAAGACGAGCTTTCATAAGTAGCAAGAGAGCCATTAGTAGCTGCTCTAGTATCTTTATTTGTAAGAGTGTTACCAAACCAATATTGAAAGTTTTTAAACCCTAATTTATTAGTTTTCTGCATTCCTGAAAGTATTAATATTCCATTTTCAAAAAATCCGGTGCAGCTAGAGCCAAAAGTAGAGCCCTTTACGTGACTATTATAACTATTCGGGTCACTACTTGTCCACCAAACTCCCCATCGATGTATTCCACTGTCCGAAGATCTGCTTGTACCATTACCTTGCTGCCCAGTACTTGGATTATTTTCATCAAACCAACGATGCTCAGAATAACCATTTGAACTCATACTAAACCATAATCCTGTGTACACATCATAACACCAACCTCTATTCATATAACTCATTCCTCTTGAGGTTACAGTGCCATAAGTATCTGCATCAGAAGCAGGGGCGCTCGTATTCACATACCCAGTCCCCGCATTCTCATTACAGTTATAGAATTGTTTCATGGTAGACATAGGCATTTTTGATATATCTTCAATATGATGCATTGTATCACTATCACTATCAGCTAACATACCTCTTGCTTTATTTTGATTATATGCATTAGGGTTCTCGAAATAATAAGGATCATATACTGGTGTATTATGTCTACGCCCATGTGCATTAGCGGAACTCACAGTCCATTTTCCTGCACCACTATCTGAATCACCTGTGCAGGCTATTTGAGTCCCAAAAGATGCCTTACTCGCAATATAGTCGCGTGAATCGCTAGATGTACCATAATGTTTAAAGCCATACCCCATATTATCCGTTGTCTCCGAATTATTTAATCCCAAAATATATGGAAGCCCCGCCTCACCTGCGGTTTGAGTAGCAGTAGGATAATCATAAGTTAGAGTATGATTTGTATTTGAATCTGTTGTAGTAGTATTACTAGTAATATTCTCATTAGTTATTTTTACATTTAACTTAGGAGTGGCTCCAGAAACTTGACTACTAGCTAGCAAAGTAATTACTTGCGGATTACCAGCAGTGTTCCTATATAATTGAGTTGCTCCATTTGCTGCAATACTTGCAGAGGCTAATCTTCCACTTGCCATTTTATATTCCCCCTAAAAACATTACCTTACCCAAACTAGGCCCTGTGTAAGTATAAGCTCCTGTTGTACTATTATATGAAAAAGAGCCTAGGCCCCCTGCGTCTGTTGCACTAAAATCTGTTCTAGCAAGACTTGATCCTGAGTCTGCGTCTCCTAGTCCTTGCATTGTATTCGTTACAGTTACCGTAGCGCTATCTCCAACATAAGCAGTTCCATAAAAAAGATGGTTACTTTTAGATTCAGTTGCAGTTAAGTATTCCCCATTACTAGCAATAGTAGTGAGTTCGGAAACAAAAAGTTGTGCATCTGCAAACAGTTCCCAAGTTCCTGCTACTGTTATTCCATTTGGTATGATATCCACTTTCTTAAAATATACTGGTGCTGTAAATGTAGTGGTCACTTTATAAGCTGCAACATCTCCTCCGCTTCCACCAGATTGTGCAGCAGCGTCTATTTGAGGCTGAATATCAGAAGTAACTCCATCTAAGTAATTAATTTCTGTTGTAGTAGCCGTCACTCCGTCTAGTAAATTTAACTCAGCCGGAGTAGAAGTAATTGCTTGTCCCCCGATCTGTAGCGCTGTACTAGCATTAATTGTAGGCGCTGTTGCTGTTCCTGTAAATGTTGGAGATGCAGTAGGAGACTTAGTATTAAGCTGAGTTTGAATATTAGAAGTAACTCCATCTACATAATTAAGTTCTGCTGTAGTAGCTGTTACTCCATCCAATAAATTTATTTCTACTGCGGTTGATGTGACTCCATCTAATATATTTAATTCAGCAGTAGTTGCAGTTATACCATCTAAAACACTTAATTCTGCGCCCGTTAGGGTGGTATTTAGATTGTCTAAACTATTTATTACTAGACCGCTGTCTGCTAAATCTCTTGCTCTAGTCATTTATCACCCCTTTACTATTATATTATTAGCTGTGGTACTTAAACCTGCATAAACAGAGGAGTATTCAGTCCCTAAAGTACCGTCATGATGTACATAATATTTTTTACCTGTAGTTTGTCCAGATTGTTGACCATTAACTGCGCCTACTATATCTATTGTTGCCTGTGCTCCATTTGAAACTGTGCCTTGAGCAAGACCTATATAAGTGTCTGCGTGTGCAGTTGTAGTTGAAAATCCTCTGGCCTCCCCATTCCCTTCATAATTAAAAGCAACTGCTACATCTGAAACAGGAGAATATCCATAGTTATAATCAGGCTGATTAGCTCCAAGCATTGTATAACTAAAATCAGTAGTACTATCAACTCTAACCGTTCCTACAGTAATATTATTACTATTATCTAAAGTTAAAAAAGCCGAATTATGGTACCATCTAACATATATTCTTCCATCTTTTAATGGAACACACCATGTATTATATGCATCTTGAGTATTCATCTGCTGTGCAGTATGATAAGTAGGCGTAGAGCCAGAAAAAGTAAGAACTTGAGCCTCTGCTTTATTACTTGAATTTTGATAAGTTAATAAATATTTTTTAGGGGCTAAATACCAAACTTTTAAATAATCTTTATCACCTGAAGTACCCTGCCCTGAATTATATAATAGAGTAGGACTTTGACTTTTATCTGTACCTAATTCAACTAAAGAAACGTGCCATTCACTATCAGATCCGCCCGGATTTCCGGCTGTACATACTTCTCCATTTGTTCTATCAAGAGCAAAATTAGCTGTGGAACTAGTTGACCATTGAGGTTGACTATTAACATGAACTTGTCTTGATCTTTGAGTAATTTCAGCATCGCCGCTTGTATTATTATATCTATGATCTTTTGAAAAAGTGGTACATATTACTTCTAATTTATCACCTTTTGTTCCTAAAGCAATACCTTCAGTGTTAAAAAATTCTGCTTGTCCAAAATATTCGGTTACATTCGGGATACCTTCACTTACCCAAGACCCCCACCAATAACCCCCATCGTCTTGAGGTAATCCAAAAGCCATTTTATCCGTGTTGCTAGGGCACTCCAGCATCATTATTCTATCATTATCTTCATCATACCACATTGCTCTACTATTATTATTCTGACCACTATAGCCATTCTGGTGTTCAGATTCCAATATTTTTAAAGGACGTTGCCAGAGTACAACTCCATGTTTAATTTGACCTACTATCATATAATAGCATTTAACATAGGCGGTATCAAATCCTACAACTACAAATTGATCTCTGTGATTGTCATAGCACATTCCCAACGTTGTTATAGTATGAGGAGTATGGTTTGAGACCCCATAGCTATAATCTTTTGTGTCCCAAGATTGAGTTGGATAAGCTTTTAGTATATGATCATTTATACCTAGTGCTGTGCTTCCGATTTGTGAAACTGAACCACTCGCATTTATTTTACACGCCCTGCCAGCTGTTATTGCACCATCTGCTGTCGCTGTTAGTGTTGGAGCTGGAACAGCTGTCCAATCAGCAGCAGTTCCATTAGTTGTTAAAAATTGTCCTGATTGCCCACTTTGGCTTGGTAAAATTCCATTTATCTGTGTTTGTATATTGGAAGTAACCCCGTCTACATAATTAAGTTCTGCAGCACTTGCAGTAATAGCTGTACCACCTATTTGTAACTGAGTACTAGCATTAACTGTTGTTCCGGTAACTGTTGCTCCGGTAACTGTACCAGACCCAGTAAAATTTGTTCCGGATACAGCCCCAGTAAAAGTTGCTCCGGCTAAAGCCGCATATCCTGTTGTTCCTAGAGTATAGTAGCCAAGAGATGTCCAAGCTGTTGAACCTGTACCTACTTTTAATTTCGTAGTGTCAGTTTCAAAACCAATTTCACCTGATGCCAGCGTAGGATTTACACTAGTCCAGTTAGATGCAGTATCTCTTCTTATTTGAATTTTATCTGCCATGTTATCCCTTCACTATAAGTTTCGTTGCCGATATAGCTGTTCCGGCAAATACTGATACCGAAGCTGCTGTTAACCCTAAAGTTCCGTCTGCCTGTACATAATATTTTTGTCCTGCAGTTAGAGAAGATTGGGCATCATCTACTGCTCCGGCAATTTGAACTGTTGTTGCAGCGCCATCTGAATATGCTGCATCTGCTATACCAATATAATTCTCAGCAGTTAGAGTTGAATCAAAATACCCAGTAGTCCAAGCAACCACTGCACCCTCAGAAGGATTCATTAATTCATCTACATAATGAAACGTAACAGTGTTCTGATCAGGATCAAAACACCCAGTCGGGTATTCCATAGCGCCCCCTCCTGATATAACCGTAAGTGCTGTACCTGGCGAGGCAGTATTTCCATGGGTTCCTCCATTTCCAAACGAAACAGAAGTTCCTGATACAGTTCCTACTATAAGTTTTGCAAATTGATTACCTGCACTATCTTTATAAAAAACAACAACTTGCTTAGCCGTTTCATCATAAACCATGGTACTGTGTCCTTTTGTAGTGGCAGAAGAAGTAATCGAACCGCCCGCGCCCCATGAAATAGTTGCACTATTGCCTGTACCACTTGCAGTCCCTACATAACCTTCTAAAATATCATTTGCATCATCATTGAAAACACACGCTACTACTTTATTATTATGAGTATCATAAACTAAACCGCTGGGCTGTCCTTTAATTTCTGGACTAGCAGACATTGCAACTTCACTTCCAAGATCTGCCGAATTATCAGAAGAATCTACAGTACCTGAAATAGACTTCATGTACTCTCCTCCTGAATAATCCTGATATATTATATGAAAATTATTAGTATCAGGGTCAAAAACTATTGGTCTTCTTTCTATATTAGTGCTGTTAGCATGAAATGTTTGAGTGCTCCCAAAAGAAATAGTTGCGTTAGTACCTGTACCACTTACAGTACCTATTCTTAATCTTCCTTCCCCACTATTCACTCCTGAACTAGGTCTACAAGTCCATATACTAATAGTTCTATTTGCATTAGTATCATAAGTAATCCAAGTGGGATCTGACACTGCCCCATTTGATACATTAGCTCTATTATCTATATCGACAATACTGCCTAAAGTAAGACTCGCACCAGAGCCTGTACCCGTTACAGTCGCTACTCTAGCTCTTAAATGCCCTGAGCCATTAGAAGGAGTTTGACCCTCAACAAATTGAATAACAAATTGCGAAGTATCAGGATTAAAAACTACTGAAGCTCCCCCAGCATAACCGTATTCACCTATAACGACTTCACTTCCAAATGTCCAAGCAGACCCACTAAAAGTTGCCACTTTAGCTGTGATTTTATAAGTATCCCCGTAATCATTGTAGACTATGCAGTACACATTATTTGTAGTGTCATAAGCTATATCGCCAATATGTGCATATCCTGTAGTTCCACCAGCTTGATCTGTGTGCGCAGTTGAATTTGTATTTAATCCCTCAAGTGCAGAAGTTCCTGTAGGAACACTTACAGTACCATTAGTATTAACAATTACAGGTTTTCCATTGGCTATAGCACCTGAAGCTGTTGCTGTGATTTTTGGAACAGGTAAAGCATCAATCTGAGTTTGTATATTAGACGTAACTCCATCTGTATGGTTTAACTCTGCTGCAGTAGCTGTAACCCCGTCTAATATATTTAATTCTGCTGCTGTACTGGTAACTCCATCTAGTATATTTAATTCTGCTGCTGTTGACGTAATTGTTGTACCAGCAATTTGTAAAGTTCCACTAGCGTTTACTGCTCCTGTAAATGTAGGGCTTGCTAAAGGTGCGTACCCTAGAGTTCCTAGAGTATAGTACCCAAGAGACGTCCAAGCTGTCGAACCGTCCCCTATTTTAATCTTTGTAGTATCAGTTTCGTACCCAAACTCACCAGAGGCTAGAACAGGATTAGAATTAGTCCATAAAGCGGCAGTATCTCGTCTAATTTGTATGACATCAGCCATTAGCATCGCCTCCGTTTATAGTTTGTGCCGCTGTATAAGTTGAAGTAGCACTTCCACCATCTGCTTTAATAATATGTTGATTAAAACTACCTTGAGATGCAAATGCAACTATTTGTATAATATCATTTACAGCTGCCCCTGCAGCTAACACAATACTAGTTCCATTAGTGGCGGTTACATCTTGTCCCACTACTAGTTTAACTCCGTTAAGATATACGTCCACAAGTCCAGCGGTATAAGTAAGCCCAGTAACTGTTGTTTGATTCGCTGTCGCAGTAACAGTAGTTTTTGTATAGACACTACCACTTTGTCCGATCTCTACAATAGACTCAGTACCATCATTTTTCTTCATGTATACCTTGCCGTCATAGGTGTTTAATGCAAGTTCACCTAAGGCAAGATCAGACGTGCTGGGCTCTGCCCCAGAGGATGCCGACCTCTTGAGCTTAATTGTTTGCGCCATATGGCTCTCCTAACCTCGCGTATATACGCTGGAGTATTTAGAAAGTACCCCCATCAATTGATGCTGACCATTCGGGAGTACCGGAGTTAGATATGAGTATATACCCATCTGCTCCTGCTGCTGTAGCATTTATGCCACTAGTACCATTGCCGTATAAAAGACCATTTGATGTAAAGGAGCTTCGTCCTGTTCCACCGTCTGCTACGGCTAAATCTGTAATTCCTGTTATGCTTCCGCCTGTAATTGCTACTGCACTATCTTCTAAGTGAGCAACTATAGTTCCTACCGCGTATCCCGTACCACTTGTATTTACAGTTGTAGTAGGAGCCGCTTGTAATGCCTTAAATAGCTTCCATTTTCCACTATCATTAGCATCTCTGAAAAGTCCTGTGTATAAATCAGTTCCACCACCACTATCATGTACTCCATAAAGACCAATATCAACACTATCTGCGGAAGTATTGTTAGATGCTAAAGCCAATAAAGGGTCTTCAACCGACATAGTTGCAGTATTAACAGTAGTAGTTGTGCCATTAACTGTTAAATTACCAGTAACGGTTAAATTATTAGAAGTAGTAATATTAGTTGCAGTAACATCATCAGTAGACAGTGTTCCATCTACAGTAACATTATTAAATTGAACATTACTATTAGTAGCTACAGCCTGACCGATACTAAACTCGCCACCAGTAAGTGTTACACCTGTTCCACCTGTAAAATGTGCCCGTGTTTCAGTAGCACTTGGGCCAGTATAAGTAAATGCACCAGTAGAATTATTATACGAAAAAGACCCATCACCCCCTGAATCTGTCGCACTTACTAAAGCTCTTATTTGAGCATCTGATTTGCCATTAAAAGTTATTGTATTATTACTAACAACTGTGTCAATATTAGTACCGCCAGTAAAAGTAAGTGTTTCACCAGTTGTAAAACTATCTGTTCCGCCACCATCTGAAATTGTGAAAGTAGATTCCGCACCAGTAGCCCAAGAGAGTTGTCCCGCACCATTAGTTTGTAATATTTGATTCGCACTACCATCGGCTTGGGGCCAGTTTAATCCATCAAGTTTTAAGTCTCCAGTTCCATGAGGAGTAAGATACAAGTGCCCATTAGTGTCTGTAGAACTAATAGTATTGCCATTAAGTGTTAAATTATCAACATTTAACTGGTCTATTTTGCTATTAGCATCTGCTATTAATGCGCTAGAGGCTGTCAGAGTTCCTGCTGTATGGTCAAGCATATTAATATATACCTTACCACCAATTACTGTTACTTCTGCATCCCCCGGATTTCCAATAAATAATTTATCACTGTCAGAAGAATACGCCATTTCTCCCTGATTAAGAGAAGTTGGTACAGCCGTAGTATCACTTCGTTTAATTTTTACTATTTGTGCCATGGGATTACTCTAAGCTAAAAAGCTCCTGCATCGACTATATCTGAGTCTCCTGGAGGTGTTCCAAGCATTATTGGAACCCATTGAAAAACTCCGGTTGATGTTTCTCTGTATACTTTAAATTCGTCATCGTCTGTATCATACCAAGTGTCGCCCTCGCTTACAGTATCTCCTGTCGGTGCGGCAGCTTGTCTAAAATTCTGATCTGCTAATTGTTCTATAGCTCCTTGTATATTAGTTGCCGTTACTGGGCCGTAAGGAGTTACTGTCACAGTAGAAGCAGGAGTTGCTCCAGGTAAGGCAGTATTATAAGCGGTTACACTAGAAGTATTATCTGTTATAGAAATAGATGTAGAAGTACCTGTAGCATCTATACTGGTTACAGTTTCTGTTACGGCTATTGATGTTGCCATTATCTAGTTACTTCTGGGGTCAAAATGACCGTGCCTTGCATTAGTCTTTTAACTATTGCATCTGAAGTTGTAAAAATTTCTAAATCATAATAATATTTTCCCGCAGATATAGCAGAAGAAGCCGAATTTGATAGTTCCATTTTTACCTGACCAGCAGCAGCATTAGGAATAGTACAAGTAAAAGTAGCTGAGACAGAAGAAGCCCCTTTAGTGCTTCTCATCTGTGCTCTAGCAGAATAATTCGTTAGGTTCTTTACGCTTCCACTTTCACTAACAACTAAGTCAAGTGCGAAATCTGAACCCTGATCTATTGTTAAGTTATAAGTCGCTGCAGTCATTTAGATTCTCCATGCTGTAATTATAGCAAGCTCGACATTTTTAGTCAAGAAATTTTTTCGCTAGGTGAATTATTATTGCTTATATTTCTTAGCAATTTTAAGTATTTAAGTTATAAATTTGAGCAAAAAACACAAAAGTTTTAAACTTCTTAGGTATTAACTACCGTATGCAACTGTATGCCTACTTTCAAATATACACCAATCTGAATAAAGGGTTCTATTTGTATACCCGGAAGGAGCTCCTATCTCTGTGAACTTAAGTCTTCCCTTCTCTTTTATTGTTATTTGATGATTAGTATTACCGGGTAAAGTGGAGGGAAAAGTAGCCGTTCTCTGAAACTCAAAATAGGGTTGTTCTGTGCCATTTGGCCAACCTGTAGACATATTAGTATATCCATTATAAAGCCCTACAGTGCCCTGAAGATTTGTAGAGTTGGCAGATGTTAAATCACTATCTGTTGAACCAGATATTACTCTACCATAAGAATTATCCATATCAGCTACAATAGACCAAGTTGTTCCTTCCCCCTCAAGTCCATTTCCAGGCTCATTATTTGCACAATTTATCCTAAATCTTGCACTTGTCCCCGTAGTAGAATAAAAAACACTACCAGTATTTTGAGGTTCCCCCTCCGCTTCTTCTATAAATATTGTATAAGGCGCTGAGCCTGAAGGGGATACAACGCTGGTATACCAAGTTTTAGATGTATCAGAAATATCAAAATAAGCAGTTGCATAATCTCCAGAAGGGTCAGGATTTGGTCCAGCATGGTCTAATCCTATAGTTTGGCCACTAGTACTACTTGTATATAATACTATATAAGCTCTTTCTGGAGTTGTTGATTCAGTTGTTCTATCTGCTTTTACTGTAAATTGTACTGAAGCTGTATTGTTATTAACAGTAAAAGTATAAGGAACATTTTCTGTACCAGAACCTCCTACAATATCATCTACTGGAGTGATGCCGCTAGTTTCTGAGTACACTCCAGTTCCATCCCCCACATTTTCTGTTGTTAAAGTCACTGTAACAACTCTATTAGTTGTTTCATTAACTTGAGTAGGGCTAGCTACTAGACTATATTTTCTATTATCTGCACCATAAAAATCAGTTAATGAAATATTTCCGCTCTTAGGTATACTTTCATTAAATCTGGTATTAGGAACAAAAGAACCATTCCTTCTATAAGCTGATAAATTAAAAGAAGCACTATCTCCAAAATGCTCTCCTACTTCTTCTAAGGTAATATCGCCGTCAGGCTGAAGAGTTGCCATTTTCTAGCTCCTCAACTTTATCTTTTAATTCTTTAATTGCTTCGATTAAGTATCCTACTAAGTTTCCATATGCTACTGATTTATACTCAGAATTACTATTTACTAATTCTGGGGCTATTTTTTCTAATTCTTGTGCGATAACTCCACTACTTGCGCCTTCTATTTTATCAAAAGTTACTCCACGCATTTTAGAAACTTTATCTAAACCATTCTCTATGGTTTGAACATTAGTCTTTAATCTTATATCTGAAGCGGCTGTAACTTCATTAGCATAAATAGTGCCCGAAGCTTTTATAGAATAACTACCACTAGCAGCCTCTCCAACACCTAATCTTGTAAATTGTGGCGTACCAGCAGTAGTAAGAGTTTGGGGAAGGTTAAACGCAGTACCAACGAGTGCAATGCCTCCTGTTCCTGCTTGATAAGTTGTATTTGTATAATTATTCGCATCAATATTAGTAGAGCCTTGGTCTGCAGTCCAATCTATGTGTTCATTTGCAACAAATCCAGTTAAATCATCATGAGTAAAGTCACTAGAAGTATAAGTTGTATTTGTATCCGTAGGAACAGCCCAAGTAAATGTACCATCTCCATCTGATCGTAAAAATTGTGTAGAACTTCCATTGCCAGATACTTTAAGTTCCCCCGCTCCTACACTATCAGAATCAAGACTTACTGTAACATTTCCAGAAGTTCCGCCACCCGATAATCCTGTACCAGCTGTGACTTGTGTAATATCACCAGCATAATTATCCACGACAAAGTCGTATACATCGCCACCTGATGGAACGGTAGCAGCACCATTTGAAACTGCAGCTGTTGTAACATTTAATGTAACATTTCCAGAAGTTCCGCCACCTGATAAATTAGTGCCAGCTGTAACACCTGTGATAGTACCAGAGCCACCGCCGCCGCCTCCAGTTCCCCATTCAAGAGTATATGCACCACTTCCCCCGCCGCCACTTGCTATTTTTAGAACCTGTCCATTAGTGCCGCTAGAAGGGAAGTTTAATGATCTACCTCCTAGGTTTAATTCGTCTCCATCTATATGAAAAGTACCGCCTACAGTAGCGTTGCCTGTTATAGTAGCAGTAGCTGCAGTTAGATTACCGGTGGTTTGTATCTTACCTGTTGCATACACCGCATGGCTTGACGTTCCTAAATTTACTTCGTTTGAAAATGTATCTTGACCATAACTAGTAGAACTTGAGAATCCGGCATAAACTCCATAACCGCCAGAAGAACCTGCGCCCGCTACCCCTGCATTGCCAATGGAAGTTCCTGCGATTCCTACAACGTCAGATCCTGTGCCCTGTCCTGTTATAGCAGCAGGCGCTCCAGAAATTATAGAACCTTCTCCTAAATGAAATTTTCTGCTTCCTGCAGTAACATTTGTTGTAAGTGATGCTGCTGCTAGAGTTCCTGAAAATCCCGCATTGCCGCTAGCATCAACGTAAAACTGTTTGGCACGTATTCTACCTGTTGATAGATTAATATCTGTTCCTGCAGTAGAAAAATCACCAGAACTATATGCAAAATTTGAGGATGCCACTACTCCAGTAGTAATTCTTCCACCATCAATAGTTGTAGTACCATCTACTCCTAAATCTGCAGCTTCTAAAGGAGTCAAGGAATTAGTTCCGTCTCCTATTGTAGCACTTCCACTAGTAAAAGTTACTAAACCAGTGAAGCCTATTCCTTGTTGAGCAGCTGTAAAGCTCAAGTTACTTCCAGATGCTATATTGCCTCCAGCAGTATTTTCTTCCGCTGTAAAATAAGAATACCAGTATTTATTAGTATTACTAGCTGTAAAAGTGGGAGGGCTAGTGCCCCAATTAGAGGTTAATCCGCTAAAAGTATTATCTGAATAATCATAAGACGTAGCCGAAGGAGTCCCAGGATTACCAGATGAAGCAAGTTGATAATAAACATAATGAGTTAATCTAGCTGTTCCGGCTGCCCCATGCTCCATACTCTTTTCAGAGGCTGACCAAGTAGGTGTTACACTCCCAGTATTTCCTGTTATTGAAACTGTAGCAGTAGAAGTCCATAATGCATTTGCCCCTGCTGGAATATAAGTATTCCAACCACCAGGAGCGGTTAAAGTCATATTAGAGAAATTAAAACTACCTCCTGAAGGAGTACCAGGATCGCTTGCAGATCTCTTATGAATAGTTAATTCTGCATAAGATTTTCCATCTGCTCCCGTAGCCCCTGTGGCTCCATCAGCACCGCTAGGCCCTTGAGGCCCTTGAGCTCCTGCAGTTCCATCAGTTCCATCCTCACCATCAGTTCCATCAGTTCCATCAGATCCTTCAATTTTAGACCAAGTATAGTCTCCAGCAGTCGTACTTTCCGTAGCGGTTGTTTTATTAAACGCCATTCCTATATAAGTTGTAGTTCCTGCTGTAAATGTATCTGTTAATCCTGCGCCCGAAGAATTAGTGCCATACTTAATCCAAGTATAAGTAGTTGCTCCTTGTTGGACAAAAGGAATGGTGACAGAGCTACTTAATTGTTTTAAAGTATTTTCAGGGTCATTTGTTTCTCTAACTGTAACTGTAAAAATTAAATCTACAAGAGGGTCTGGAATAGCATCTACTTTATCTAAAGTTTTAGTATAAGTAGTAGTACCATTATTAGTAAAACTGCTCTCTGCACTTTGACTAATTTCAGCATTACTAAACCCCGAACCAGTAACTTTAAATTCTGGATCATTAAATCCTTGGGCGTTAGCTGTTAATACTATATTATTATAAGAAGTAGTAAGTGCGCTATCTTTATCAAAATTTAATAATGCGGGGGCACTATCTAAAGTAAGTGTTCGGCCTGCGGTATTTAAATCTTTATTTATGGTCAGATTTACAGGGAACGTTTCAAATGTTCCATTATTATTTCTAACACTAGCTATTACTGTATCATATTTTTTATCAAATTTAAACTTTTGAGGGTAATGAGCTGCCCCAGCTGAAATAGCAGTAGTAAAACTATTATCCAGTCTTAAATCTGTATTTGAAGCGATATAATTTACTCTAGCTGCTTTAGTGTTGCTAAAGTAAATTATATCTCCTACATTATAATCTGTTGTGAAAGCTGTGCCTGTCCCTACTACTTTTATATCATCTGCAGCTACAGCTACAGTTCCAGTCCCTGCTGTATCAAAGTTAGTACTTGCGGCATTATTACCAGTACCTGCATCATAATAATAATTTAAACCTATATTAGCGTCTATATAGTATTTAATTAGTTTTAACGGGTCGCTAGTATCATTAGCATCAAAAAATATGTAGTGTGCTGCTACTTGTCTATTAAAATCAGTAGACAACCCCGCATAATCAACACTAGCTATATTAGTACAATCTTGTTGATAAGTAGCTGCGCCTCCTCCACTTTTAGTAACAATAATCAAAGGAGAAGCTACAGACGAAATTTTATAAGAAGAATTTAATATCTTAAAAGTTTTTGCAGTAGGACTTGTAGTAGCAACTAAATCTATATCTCTAGATAGTACACCTCCTATTGGCATACCAGCATATCTAGGGATGCCATCATCTTCTATAGGTTCCCCTATAGTAATTGTTATTTCAGAAAAGCCTGATTTTGTACCAATAGTACTTACTGTTCTAAGGCCAAGAGTATAAGTCCCTTCAGGTACATCAATTCCTGATACAGAATTTCTGGACTTATCAACAATAATAGGACTCTCGACCGCGTCTGAATTATGATGTACTTCATAATATAAAACGTGTTGATAAAGATCACTAGTATTAGAACCAGCTACTGTGGGATGGTCCCAATAAAGTGTAACATCATCTTTTAGTATACCACTCCTAGTTGTATCTTCAATAAGGGCATGTACATTTCTAGGGGCAGGAACAGTATCTGAGGCTTTAACGGCAGGGATTACAGTATCTTCTACAGTTAGCGTAAAATCCTCATCTACCTCCATAAACTTATCATTATAATGCTCTACTGCTGTTATGGTGTAATCTTTTTCACCTTCTGCGATAGATAGTATCTTGTAAGGTCTTTTAGAGCCGGAAATATCTATATTATCTGCATTAGTCTCTCTTAACGCCCATATGGCATTAGCTTTTGGAATTTCATCAAAAGCTGTACTAACTGTTAATGTAGTAATATTATTACCATAAGAAGTACTTACAGTCTGTTCTTCTACTCTTGTATGTGGCTGCCAAGATACTGATACAGGTTGTTGTTTTTGATAATACTGCAGGTCATCTGGATCTGAACCAAGTATAGGAGTACCACTACCATTAGTTTGTATAATATTTGCGGCTTCAGATTCTGTATAGTCCCCCGAAGCTTTAAGAATTAATTCCCCTTTACTATACGTAACTCCGTTAATTTCTGCAGAATCTTGTGATAAAAATACAGCAGGTTTCTCTATTAATACTGCTAATTCATAAGTTGAGCCATTAGCTAAATCTACTCCTCTATCTAAAGGAATTGATGTTGTAGAAGGTGAGCCTGTTGAGCTTACTCTTCCGCTATATTGAACTTTAGAAGGAGATCGAGCCGCATCTTGTATATTTACTATATCACCTGGAGCTAGAAATGCTGCATTAATTGAGGTACTAAAAGTAACTACTTCGGTTTGATTCTTTGCTGTCCAAAGCTTCCATCTGCCATACCTTAGTGCTTGACCTTCTGTAGTTGCTCCAAAGGCTACAGCGTTTTCTGAAATAATCTCATTTTTATCAAGAATATTTTGCTTATCTTCTACCAGTAAGGCTTCTTGTTTATAATTTTGTTCAGGGTTAGTCCAAGTGACTACAACTTGATTGGCACGAGTCTTACTACCAGTAGACTCATAACTAAATTGACCCTCAATAACATTTCCTGCTGTAAAGTTATACACAGGGTCTTTAGGCTCATCCATAACTGGAAAAATATTACCATCTAACCAGTATAGCATCCCTCTAAATACTGTCGCCAAATCTTTTAATACTTTATAAGCGTCTGCTCTTTTAGCAAAATATACATTACAAGTAAAACGCGGTTCTTGACCTCCACTACCATCTGGAACCATTTCATCACAATATCGAGCTATTCTATAAAGTGCATATTTATCTATATCTGTTTCGGCAATGAAAGAGCCTAATCCATAACGATTATTAGTTATTATATCATAAAATATCCAAGCAGGATTATTTGTATAAACAGTATTAGTTCTGAAATTACCGTCCCAATTCTGATAATCAGTGGCGTGTACTACTTCCGTAGAAACATTTCTTCTATAATTTGCAATCGCATCTGTAGCTTCCTCTCTAGTAACATAATTAGAAGGAACTTTTACTAATAATCCTTTACAATGATAGGTTCTTCTAGGAGGGGAAGAAAAGCTTTTGGTATTAAAAGTAGTCCAAGCCATCGCTGTTAGAGGGTACGATAACTTTTCTTTAATTATAGTATTTAATGTGGTAATAGTACAAGAAGTACTACTTGTATATTCATCATTATACCAACCATTATTCCAGTCCTCCTTATAGGCTCGAGTATTTTCACTTATTCTTCTAATTTTTAATTTAAAATCTATAAATTTACCATAAGGTTTTAAATTAATAATTTCTTCTATAGAAACAGGAGTTTTTGACATTCTCGCATGTCGTAAACGATTCGTTGCGGGATATATATCTTCATACGCCCCCCAATTAGCCCCATCATATAAAGATATGAATATCTCATACCAAGCTTTTCCGTTGTGGCTCCTACCATTACCGCTAGTATTTGTTAAAGAATCATATACAAATAAAACTCTAATTTCATCCGCTTCAGAAGCTTGTGTGGCTGATAATCCAAAATGAGTAGTACCTTGATATATGTACTCATTTTCAGCACCCTCTTCGAGCGGGCCAGCTATTGCACTATTTGGGCTAGCAGCTATAGCAATAGACCCTAATCCTGTGCCCGGCTCTGCAGGAATATTGATTTGCTCGCGGTCTCCAACTATGAAATTGCATTTGAAGCCATCATATTTTATGCCTACTCCAAGACCTCGCTGAATGTCTTCAATATCTCTATTTGCTCCAGTTATATCTGCGTAATAGTCATCGGTGGGGCCTGTAAAAGGTGCATCCAATGTTATTGTGCTTCCAACTACAGTTTGAAAGCTCACAGCATAGTCTATATGTACATCATAGACAATAACGTTTCCGTTGGCATCAGTCTCTTCCCAATCATTTAGATAATCGTATGTATAAGGAGTACAATTAGCATTAATTGCAGACTGAACAGAATTGATATATCCCTCAAATTTAAGTACACCATTTTTACTTAATCTAATTTTGGGAGACGAAGTGGTATTAAGGCTATCATGAAGCCATGAACCATCTGTTGGGAAAAAAGAAGAACTAGTTACTACCTGTATATCTTTTAAAGCATTATTATTACTTTTTGTCACTACTTTTACTGGAATAGTAGAATGGCTAGTAGTAGTCTTGTAGTCTCTGATATTTATATATCTGGTTCCTACAATATGTTTAAGAGCCGTTTGTCCATTGCTATTATAAATTACTTCATCATCATTATATGTAAATGAAAAAGTAGCTGCTGTACGATGAAGACTTCTAGCCGACTCTCCCGGGTCTACAGCAGGGTCATCATTTAAGTATACACTAGAACTAGCTTCTACTAGTCCGTAAATAGGGCCTTCAGATATAACATCTGTAGCAATTATATTTTGACTTCTGCCATAGACAGTATTTACACCTCCTAAAGTATCTCTTTCTACGCTTTCGTTATGAGCATACTGGGCCTCCAAGCCCCCCAGATTAGCGCCACTATCTTTTTCGTCGCGACCGGAGCCGTCTGCATCTGAAATAATGCTTCCACCGTAGGTATATACTTCATTTTTAATATTTGCAAATTTATTACTTATTTCAAAAGATACAGGTCTGCCTGGTACTCTTAATTCTCCATATAATAAAGGAATAGGGTCCCCTTCTACAACATTCTGAGAAGCTCCGCTTATCATATATCCGGGATCGTCTTTCTCATCTACTGAAGGATCGGGAGCCATAAGTTGCTGAATACCCGCAGTAGCTAGATTCAATGACAGCATTGCTAAGCCATAGGCTGCCATAGAAGAACCGGCACTACCTGCTGTCATAGCAGCAAATACTGAGCCATGAGTTCCGCCAAGTCCCATAAAACCTGTGGCACCGGCAGCAGTACCACCTGAATAAAATAGTACAAATGCTATAGCAATTGCTGCAAGTATTTTTCCTCCGCCAGATTTAGATCCGGCTACAACAGGAGTAATAACTATGTCCCCTTCTCTTAATGGAAGTAAGCATTCTATAGGGTCTTCTATATCGTCCCCATATACACTAATGGAAAATCCAATATCGTTTTCATGACAATCCATAAGATATTGTTTGAAGCCAGAATTATTGGCGTCTATACAACGTATGGCATCTTGTACTGTTTCACCCCCAAAGGCATACTGCTGCCCAAATAAGGTAGACATTTCGCCATTTAAGTGAATCTTACGTGTCATATCTATATATTCCAGTTAAGTGCTTTTTCCATAAAGGATATAGATTCTCTTTACAAGATAATCTATTTACTGCATGATGATAAAATATATCATCATATAAATACACACCACAATGTGTGCCTATACTCGCTCCCATAGTGAAAATGAGAATATCGTTTTCTTTTAAATCATTTACAGGCTTAAATCCCCATTCTTTAATGTGTTCAGCCGTAAAATAATCTTCTCCTTTTTCCCACCAATCATCTAAGTATGCTTCTCTTCTTCTTAATTCTATATTGAGTTTTTGGCTGTAAAAATCTCTTACAGCCTCTAAACAATCAAATATTCCAAATTCATATTCTCGCCCCGCCAGTTTATTAATTACTGTTTTAGGTTTTAATATTTCCAGTTCCATATTAGGGTAACTAAAAATATAATAAGGTATTCCCATAACATTACAATGTTTTATATCATTTAAACTCGGCTCCGGACTGCTATGTATATGATTATGTACTATTCCAATAATATCACTAGTTGCATTAATTCTGTTAAAATCCTCTGGATTCATTACAAAATGTTCTTCCTCTTCTGCTAGATTTTCACAAGGAAACCATTTTGATTTACCCTTTACAACTCCAACTATTCCACAACCTTCTTTAGGGTAACAATCTTTAAAGTGTTCTTCAATTTCACTTAAATGTTTTATCATCTAAACTTTCTAGTTCCTATAAATGAGCCAAAAGGAAGACTTGCGTCTAAATTTTTATCTGTTTTGGGATAAGAATTAGTATTACCTTTAGTGTGGGGAACAAATTGAAATCTACACTTACAAGAGGATAACATTTTTCCGCATACGTCCCCTCTCATCCAATAAGCCGAATTAGCTTCAGGAGCTACTTGACTGCTGCCCGTTGTTGACTGAGCTTGCGCTGCTTTCCATACAGTATTGTTATGTTCATAGTAATTACCCTTAACTATAGCGACAGAATTACTATAAGTTTTATACCCTTTAGCATCTGTCCACCCCGCAGCTACAGTATCTGATAATTGAGATTGCCCTGAATTATCATTAACTATAGGGTTATCCTCATCGTCAAAATAGGCTTTGTGTGAGTTTAGCTCATTACTAGTACCGCTAGCATAATCTATAGTACTATCTGCTTTCCAATTGCATCCACCCCCAAGCCCTTTATGGTGTCCTTGATATATCCAGCTACAATATTTCCCTATCAAAGCTCTTCTAGGGAGCTGGATATTCTCTAAATCATAAGGGGAACTTAGTTCAAAAGTTATAGCTAGAGCATTTTCACCAGCTAGTCTATCTATAATGAATTTCTTTTTTGGAAACTCTATTGGGAGAGCACCATTGCCTGAGTTATTATTATATGTTGTGGAAGTCTCTAAATACTTTGCCAGTGTTTCTCGAACAACAATAGTTGCCCCAATTAAATCCTCATTAGTTAAACCCCCTAATAAATTACTAAATTGAGAAGTTACATTAGCTACTGTAAGAGTGGGTCTATTAGTTGCCCCGTCTGCACTAAATTCTATTCCCGTCATTTCTATTGGGAAAGGTTCATATTCTCTGATTTTAAAAGGGGTTGTAGCATCTTCAAAATAAAGTTTGGCTAAATTTTCATCTAATCCAGGATGGAAGTACAAAGTAGTGCTATTAAAAGTTAACTCAAATAGCCTTACTACCTCGCTTCCAGGTGTCTCCTTCTGAACTAGTTCTATTAATTCTGTCATGCTTCATAAACTCTTCTAAATGTGGCTGAACAACTATAAGTAGTATCATTATTATATGTTGTATTATAGCTATTACATACTACCTTAATTGTAGTTTCTCCGGAGTTATTAGTATCTGGAATAGTAAAATCAAAAGAGGCTGCTACTCGTGTATCAAAAAATTTAACTATATCATCTATATCCGCTTTTGGTCTGTTATTAAAGGATACGCTATATTGTTCCTCTATTGCGTTAATTCCATCTACTAATCGTTGTTCATATCCGTCCCCAAATTTTGCCGTTCTTATACGAGGTTTAGATGCCTTTCTAATACCTCTATCAGGCCTGACTTGGGTATTACTGGTTACATAACTTTCACTTGAAGGTATTAAAAATCCTATTGCCATTATGCTGCCCCATACGGATTAAGTATTCCGCCCGATCGTTTCTGATTCTGCAATTCTTTTTGTACTGCCATTGCAATAGCTCTTCCTAAACCTTCTTGATCTCCGCCCTCAGTTTGCATAGCACCGCCTTCGCCAGAAATATTAACTACTATATTATTACCTGCTCCTTTCATATCTACAGGTATAGATCTTCCATTAGGTAATGGAACAACTGCCTCAGTTCCATGAAGTATCGCGGGGTATCCTCCGGAACCGTCCATCTTATTAAGAGTTTTAGCAATTCCTCCTCTTGCATACTCGGGAGGATTAAAAACTCCTCCTTTCTTACCTCCTGGAACACCATAAAAAGCTCCCCAATCAGCAGAACCCGCATTAGCACCTGGCATTTGTGAAGTACTAGGAGCACTAGGAGTTGCGAATCCCATTACTGACATCATTATTTTAGCAGCCATCATTTCTGCTAACATCTTAGAAAGAGATTGTATTACTCCCATTGCCATGTCTCTAAAAGCTTCTTTTACAGTTTTAGTGCCCATAACTAGACCATCAAAAGCTGCGGCTATACCTGAACCTAAACTATTTATAGCTTGTAGCCCTAGTTTAGAAGAATCTTCTATGTCCTTTTCATACCCCTCTTTAGCTGCTCTTAGTTGATCAAGTTCTGCTATATTTATCTCTAATTGTCTTCGAGCAGCCGCCAAAGCCTGGGGCTGAAGATTTCCCTCATTAATCTGCATCCGCAAACTTTCTATTTCTAATAATTTGGCTTGTACTGCAGCATTCTTTTTCTCTAATTCTAAACGCTCGTTTAATAATTTTGCTACTAAAGTGCCTCCTCTATGAAATGCTTCTTGTCTTTTATTCCTGTCTATTTCGTCAAGTTTTAATTGTTGTTGAATAGCAATAAAACCCTGAACTCTATCTTGTAAGTCTTTAAAACTACCACCAGCTGCCTCATTTATTCTTGTATTTACGTCGGTCTCTTCACCCAAGCCCTCCATACCAGCAGCAAGCAAGTCTGCAGCAGATCTTGTTTTTCCTAATTGTATAGCTAGCGCATCCCAATCTCCGGGGTTTCTTAAAGCTTCTTCTAAGGATTCCACTTGATTGACAAATTCTTGTTCTCCAGCAGTTGCCATACCTCCAAAAGTAGTGAGTTCTTTTAATCTGTCTATAAATGCCTGCATATTGCCAGAGTCTTCAAATGCTTGAAAAGCTGCTTGTACCTGAGGAATTGTAGAGTTCCCTAAAATTTCTAGCGCATCATTTTTATATGCTACATCACCCATCTTCTCAGTTTGTGCTAATGCTGACTCTAAAAGGCTTCCAAGATTTAAGGAGGCCATAGCATTAGCTACCTTCGCACCTCTTTCAACACCTTCTGCCGCATTAATAGCATCTTGTAAAGTACCCATTTCCTCAGATGTTGTCTTTATCATGTCTGCCCAGCGACCATAGGCTTCTTCTGCCTCTAAAGCTGCGCCCGCAGAATTTTGGACACTCATTGTCCATTCCCCGATAGGACTTGCTTGAAAAGCTGCTTCTAGATTCAAAACCTCATCTGCATTCTCTTTCATATTTCTACCAAATTCAGCGATATTAGTACCTTGAAGAAGAGCACTGGTTTCTCTAAATGCTTCTAACTTTTCTGCCCCCGCCCCTGCCATATCTCCGATGGCTCCAGGTATCATTGACATAAACTCTAACATTTTTTGATAAATACCTAAAAGAAAATTAACCATTCCTCCTAATTTTTCAGAAATCCAGTCAACTCCAGTACCTACCACTTCAATAATAGTTCCTATAACTTGTCTAATCATTTGACCAACACCAGAATTCATTATAGCGTCTACACCTCTTAAAAACCCTGAAATTACATCATTTAATTTTGCTTGTAAAGTTTTCCAAGCTTCCCAGATCATTTTTAACATTCCAATCCAACCAGCAAATGCCATGGCTTTGCCGACCAGCTTACCTACACCACCTGCAATTTTACCTATTCCTCCAAGAACACTCTTAGCGCCCTTCTTTATACCTGCATAAAACTTTTTAGCTTGTAGTCCCGACTTTTTAAATCCTCTTCCTACCTGCCTAAAAAATTTCCTCCAAGAGCTATTTTTTACCTTCAAAGCTTTTTGGACAGCTTTAACTTCTGCTGCGGTTGCCCCCTCAAATATTCCTGAAACAACTTTTCCATGGGCTGCAAGTTGTACTTCTGCAGCAGTTATTGCTTTCTTTAAATTATGCTCGTCTGCTCCCTTCATTTTACCTTCAGAGAATCTTTTAAGAACAGGAGATTTTGCTCCCTTACCTCCTCTGGATATTATATCTTTAGCTACACCCTTTCCTTTAATGGACGCGGAGGCCTCTCCCTTATCTGCCTCTTTTATTTTCTTAGTATAATCATCAAGTGCTTTTTTAGCGTCTTCATATCCTTCTTTTTGTTTTGTTACCCAATCATCTATACCTTTATTAAAGTTCTGAATAAAAGGCATTGATTTGAGTATACTTAAACCTATTAAACCAAATACTGCTACTGCTGCACCCGCAGATCTATTTATAGTCCCTACTATAGCATTAAATATAGGTAATACTGCTTGCGTAACTTTATTTATTAAGTTATCTAATGTAACCATTAATTGTTGATAAGGATTAGCTTGTAGTGCTTGGTCTCCGAATTGATCATTTAATTGACGCTGTACTTCTACCATAACAGCTTGGCTTCTTTCATATTCTGTTAGAGAATCTGCGGTTTTTCCTACCATATCTCCATATCTTTTAGTGGCATTTGCAAGTCTTAAAGTGATACCTAATTCATCTAATAGTTCCGGTTCTGCTTTTGATACACCTCGAACCAAACGATCGAAAGCATCTTCAAAATCTCTTCCCAAAGCTGCAGATACCTTTCTAGCCCCTATAGCTAAGGAGTTCATTTGCTCAGGAGTAAATCCTTTAGCCATGCCTATAGCTGCGGCTTCTGCTGAAGATTTGAAGGTAAGCATGCCTCCACTAGCTTCTTGTAAATCAGCTGTTAGCTTTTTAATAGCAGTACCAGAAGATTGAGCATAAGAAACCTGAGACTCTTTTAAAATAGATAAATCTGCTTGTTCCTTAAAAAATCTAAATGCTGCGGAAAGGGCGAAAATATTAGCGGCTAAAGTAGCATATGCAGGGACGATTCCTGATGCCATGCCTTGTGACATTTTTGAGAAGTTTTTAGATGCACCAGAAGAAGCGTTTGCTACACCTTTTATATTTCGGTCAGCAGTACCTGCGGCTTTTGAAGTTTGATTGAGGGCTTTAGAAGCTTTTTTACTTTGAACGGCAACGTTTTTAACGCCCTTGCCCTTCATTTCAATTTGTATAGTTACAGTTTTAGCCATTAGCCTTTAACATTATGGGTGTAATTCTTGCCGTCACCGCTTTTTGATTTACGTTCATCTGCTTTTCGTTTTCTTTCTGCTTCTTCTGCTCTATCATTCATTACAGTTCGTTCATAGAGCTTCATAAAGTACATAGTAAGTTTAGGTTCGTCTATCTCCCAAATTTTGAAAAGTTGGTCACAATGAGACCAATCTTTGCCCATATAAGTACCTGACATACCCTCATATACATCTGACAATAAGTCAAACATAAAAAATGCCAACTGAACCTCAGCCGGAAAATCCGACTGAGTAAGCGGCATCTTTTGTGGGTCAGGTTCCTCTCCAAGCTGTTCACAGATTTTTAAATACTTATCTACATCTACTGGAGAAGCTTGCTCTTTAACATATCGAACAAGTAAACCCTGAATTTTTTCTACTTGTTCCCCGTAAAATTTTCTAAATCACCTATAGTATTAGTTACCCAATTATCAAATATATTAGAATTTCTCATAAGTAATTGGGCATTTTCTTGAGTGTAAGGTAACTTATCATCGGGTTTAAAGTCTGAAACATCCACCAAAAGAAACTCTTCTAAGTATGAAAATTTCAAACCTTTCCAGCCTTTAATTACTGCTTTACAATACTCTACTAAAAACTTTTCATCATCAAGTTCTTCTTCTGGCTGATGAGTACTTCTATTAAATTTAGTGGTTAAACACTTTTTTCTTAGCTTTAATAACTCTTCTCTAGCCAAATAACATAAGTCTACATTTAATCCCATATACCCAGGAAACTCTAATGAAACTGTTTTGCTTGGAGTCATTAGACTCGATAGTGAAACTGGTGCTTTTTTACTCGCTGTGTCTGTCATTACTACATTTACCTTTATCAGTTAAAAAATAGCGAGGGGGCTTAACCCCCCCTCACTCGATTATTAATACATTATATTTCACTTTGACAAAAATGTCAAGATTTATTTTTAGTAGGCTATTCCTACATAAGTCATATCTGCATCGTCGGCTACATCAAGAGATGAAGGCAACGCATTGAAAGTAGTCTCTAGAGAGATTAAATCCTCTACTGCGTGAGTAGGAATATCTACGTGAGCTTGTGGGCAGTGAACTTCTAGTCTAGGAGTACCTGCTCCGCCCCCAATAGCGAATGTAAGATCAAACTTATTCGCTGTTACAGTCGTTAATGCTGACATATCATCGAAAAAGTCCTTACTAGCGTTAGTGGTTGTAGTGTCATCTGCTAGATAACAGGTAAAATTACCAGTAACAGTACGTGAGCCTGTTACGTGACCAACCGCTACGTTCACAATTCCTAATTCTTCTGGAGTTGTATACGTTACATTATTAGTCAAGGTAATACTTCCACCTGTTAATGTCAGACTGTAGGTCTTTTCTAGTTCGTTTGAAGTATCCCCTGTTGGGTTCATAGTAGTATTTAGAGCTGTTGTAGCTGTTGCTCCTGATCCACCTCCACCACTAAAAGTACAAGTAATTGTATCACTAGATTGATAACCTGCTCCTGCATCAGTAACGATTACTTTAGTTACTGCTCCACTAGAAACTATTGCAGTTCCTGTGGCTGTTGTACCGCCTCCACCAGGTGCACTAAATGTAACAGTAGGAGCACTAGAGTAGCTAGATCCGCCTGCTGTTATTGTTGGAGTAGTTACTGTACCAACTGCTATTGCTAGAGTTGTTAGTCGGTTTCGAATAAAGTTTGTTGTTGCTGAATGTGCTTCATTAATTGTTGCAGCTGGGAAAGATACTCCCTCTGAAGTAATTGTTGAAGCCATACCTGACCAGTCAATTTGAGCAATACCATCAATATCAAAGTTAATGGTTGCTTCATTTAGTACAACACCAGTTAGTTTATAAGTAATCTTATTTGCGTCACCTAGTTGGAAATAAATATTAGCTCCAGCGTCTGGGCCTAATGTTGATACATTAGATTCTCTAAGATTAATGTGTGCTTTACTGGTACTAGTATCAAATTGATTGGTAAAAGTATTACTAGCATATGCTGCTGGGCCTCCAAATAACGCCCAGAGACATTCTTCTACTGCGTGGTGGTTTAAAGCAGATCCGCCTGCTTCTAAAGCACCTGTAGCTGCCGGAGCACTAGTACCTTTTGAAATAAAAGGTCTAACATATGTACTGAAAGAAAATTCTGCCGCAGCAAGAGAGTCATTAAAGGCTCGTCTACCTCGACGACTGACTCCTGCAGTGCTTTCCATCTCATTCAGTCCAATCTCCGTTACGTTTGTAGCCTGTGAGAAAGAGAATCCTTCAAGTACAGGAATCTTCCACACAGCCGACCCGATTTCAACGTGCATCACCGAGTCGCGGCTAAAATATAATTGTTGAGCCATTATTTTCTCCTATTATCTTGAAAAGGCTTGGATTTGAACTTTTGTTCCTACCAGCATTTTCTAGTATCGAACCTCGGCTACCATCTCTGCTACCCCCATAGGTTCTAATACACCTTCATCAGTATCAATACTGAGGACTGTGATTTGTTGTATGCCTTGAGATACCCCTAGTTTGTCTGTATAAGTCATACTTGAATTATCTTCTAGTACTGTCTCTACATCTTCTAATAAAGCGTCTAAAGCATTTACAGCGTCTTCTTCATTTACATAACAGCGTAGAGTAATAGTTAAAAATCTATTTTTTATCCCGCCAGTTAAATACTCTCTTGTTTCGCCTCCTGCATTTATATGTACTGCAGGAAATTCTTCTACTTCGTCCCAAAATTTTAATCTAGGGCTTATATTATCAACTAAATCAGTATGATAGTTTCCAGACCCATCAATAGCTTTTAATTTATCTACTATAGCGTTTACAATTCCCTGTCGTCTAGTAGTATATGATCTGGTTGCCATTATTGCTCTCGTCTAGTATAGAATCTTCCCATTGCAAATTTTATTGCTATTTGTCTTAGAGATTGATCTATTAATCTTCTGGGGTCGTAATCTGTACTTCCCTGCTTTCCACCAGTTTCAAAAGTCTGATACGGATCTAACTGATAAGTATATCCAATAGATGGAAATCCTTGGGCAGTAGTTATAATATCTGTTACTCTTGCAGATCCAGCTAGTCTACCTGTTACAGATTCTAGTCTTGGTCTTCCCATATTTGCTTCTACTACTGCTGGTAATTCTTTGTTTATCAGCCCTATCATGTGTAATGGTTGAAAAGACGCTGCTCCCTTAATTTCTTTTGCAGATTTTTTTAACCTTGTAATAGGAACTTTTCTATACGCAGGCCCTTTTGCTTTCTTTGCTTTTATTGTGCGTTTTTTACCTTTCACAGGGCGGCCTTTACCACCCTTTCTATTTTTATACTTAACTTTGGTGCGTATCTTTGCTTTTGGATTCTTTTCTAAGTGAGCTACAACACTGGCTACTATAGTTTTTTCAGCCATATCATAAAAAGTATCTGAACCTTTTGCATGCACCCATCCATCCTTTGTTTTTACATTTGACATACCTCTAAATAAGGCTTTATTTAATCCTGCAACCTCACCTTTGGTCATAGAAGCTTTATTTATTCTTGAAGATTCCATTGTAGCTTTAACGTCCTTTTCCATTTCTCCACTATAGTTTAAGGTGTTAAGGTACTCCCATTGAACTACATCTTTCATGTTATCTAAAGCTGCTTGGGTGGCAGATACACATTCAGAATCTTTGCAATTTTCTAATCTATTTTCTAAAAACTGCTTTGCATGTAAAGCTCTTAAAGTTCCAACCTCAGACCCCTCCATGTGCCCTACATCAATAAAAGGATCATTAGAACCCGAAGCCATTGTCTTACCTGTTTTGGGGTCTTTTTTATACGTTTTTCGTCTTATTTGATTGCTTTCACCCTCAAGTGCGTGTCCGGCTACACCTCTATTACTATATTTTTTATTCCACTTATTAATAAGATTTATTAATGATTTCTGCGCTTTTGCTTTGTGATCTTTAAACTTCTTAAATACATTACCAGTTTTTGTCGTAGACATTATGGTTACTGTAAAATTACTTTTACTTGCGCCCCTATTATATGTAAAAGTAAATTTGGTATCCTTTTTTTGCATTGATGAAAACAAAAGTCCCAGCATTCTTTTACACCCAGTATTAACAGTTTTATTTAATCTTCCTAAAGCTTCTGGGCTTAGTTGATCTTTAAAAACACTTATCTCTCGGAAGCCCTCTCTTCGAGCCATTTCTTCCCAGACTTGGTGTTTTGTCGCCTCTAAATCTAGATAAATTACATGAACTTTTTTATCTGAATAGAAAAGTCTGAAGTCCCCTGCAGAAGCCTTTAATTCATTATAGAGCTCTTTATCGAGCTCCTTCATTGCAGCTGTTGACATTAAAAATTCTTATAAAGGTCTAAGACCCTCTTAATGTGGTCTGGAAAATCCACATTGTCAGTCATTGATGAAGTGCCTCTATTTTGTACACTTGCACCTTGTAATGTTCGTCTTTCTTTATACTCATCTTTCAAGTAATAAGTAATAAGATCAGCAACCGCTAGTTGCAAATCTTTTGGCGTAGTAGAATACCCTGCGGTATAAACTATCTTAACAGCACCAGGCCCTTGAGGCCAGTTCTTGTAAGCACTACCTGTTGTAGTACGAATTACACTGTCTGTATCAGTATCTAAAAAATATTCATTAGAACCTGTTGTAAGAGTAGAGTAGTCACTAGAATACCCCTCTCTTTCTTGTACACTTACAATAGCATTGACGGGGCTTTCAGTTAATTGAACTACATAAGTATCCCAATTAATATTAAAAGTTTCTGTCTTATTAGAACTATAATAGTCTACAATACTGTTACCACAGTAGGTTTTTACTAATGGACTCACAGAGTCTATAAGTGCATCAATCCTGCTATCCTCCTTCACACTCTGTGAAAGATTCTTTAAGGATTTATACTCGTCTCTTGTAATTAAATCTGCCATAAGTCAATTAGTAAAAACCTGGGGGAAGGCCAAAGCCCTCCCCACAAGGTAATAGTTAAACACTCCTAATTAGGCGTATTCAATTCTAACAGCGGGCTGATCTGCACCAGCACCTGCAACTAACTCTTCAAATCCTCTGGATTGTGAAGCGACAACTGCGGTACGCTGACCTGCTACTTCGTAGTCAGTTTCAATATTAACACCACGTAACTTAGGCATTACATAGTTATGAACGTTGACTGCGCAAGCTGCTGTTTTAGTAGTTGCACGTGAGAATTGGTCACTAGCTACAACTGGTGAGCCGTAGATAGACCCAACTTGACCAACTACCTTCATTGCGATATCACTACCAACTTCTGACACGTCTGAGAACGCAGCATCTGCAATTAGGTTGAAATACTCTTCAACGTTGACAATGTATGCAACGTCTCCAGGGCTAACCCCATATTTACCCATTTCAGAACGGATGGACAGTAAGTTAGCACCAGTTAGTGCACCTGAACCATCATTTGCGATATCAGTAACACCAGTAGAGTCTGAAGCTAGGAAAGAACCTGCACCATCGGTACCTGCTCCACCAATCAGACCTGCTTGGTTAGCTGTGCCATTCATGATTGAACCATCAATAGCGCGAGCGTGTGCACGAGCTAGAGCTGATAAAATCCAAGGAAGAACATTAACAACGATTTGCTCGTCAGTATCGTTTGCGATAAATGTACCAGAAATCAAACGATAGGCATTTAGTGTGACACGATTAACGTTGTAGTTATTATCGCTCGCACCTTTCTCTTCCAAGAGATTAGCAGTGGTTTCTAGACCAGTTGCATTCCAGTTGGCATCTTCTGTATCTGGAAGGACAGGCAACACTGTAGCACCTGAATTGACTGCCATATCTCTAAAGAGACCAGCAACCTTTTGCTCGAGTCGGACTTCTTCTTCGAAAGTAGCCGACACGCTTGCATCCAGACCGATACCAGTTGAGGCATCATAAGTAACGCCTGCTTTGGTCATGACATCTTGGGCATAGTCGGTATTCCAACCTTTACCAGTGATTTTACCTAGAACTGAAGCGTAAAGAAACTCTTTGCCCCACTTAGAAATATCACCGTCGCCACGATTTGCGAAAACTCGCTTAGATTCCTGAAGGCGGGAAATTTCTTCCTTCTTCTCTTCAAGATCAGATTTATGCTGCTTGAGAACTTCCTCAATTTCAACATCCTTTTCTGCGAGCTTAGCTTCTACATCTTTGACAAGCCTTTCAGCACCAGTCTCAACTCCTACCTGAATAGCAGTCTTGACCTCCTCTTCTTGCTTGACCTTTTCTGCTTCGGCAGCTTCTACCTTTTCGGCTTCAGCTTTCTCCACAGCTTTTTGCTCGGCTTGCTTCATTGCAATATTAGTAGCAGTTTGTTCTGCCACTTGCTTTGCAAATGCTTCCAAGTCGATTTCGGGAGTTTTATCTTCCGACATTACGATCTCCTTTTGCACGGATTTCTCCGCCCTTACCGGTGTATTACTAGCTACGCTAGATGATCTCTCATCTTCATTAGCCAGAGACTGACCGGCTAGATCTACACGATTTGTGAAAGTTTTCTTGAAATCATTGTACTCTTCCATAGAGTCAAACGATTTCGCTAAAGAAAAAGTAGCTGCCTGATTGCAAGGTACGGAAACTACCGATACCTCAAACAATTCAGCGTCCTTTATCATAAGTCCGTCAGTTTCCTCGATATAATCGGCATCCTTGACTCGGAAACCAACAGAAAATGCTCCAAGAACGCCATCCTTAACTAAGTCGCAGACCCCTGCGGGCGCTGACTTACTAATTTTTGCCTCTAGTGCCAGACCATTATCTGTTACATCGAGACCTGTAGCACGACCGATAGGACGGTCGTAGTCGTGATTAAAAAGAATAATAGGATTCTTTTTAAAATTATTTAAACCACCTTTACCCCAAGCATCTGGCTTAATACTGTCGCCAGCTCTATCAAAATCTGAAGTGCTGGCCATGCCGCGTATCTTAACGCTGCCATCATCTTCAGGAGAAGATTTAAAAGTGGAAGTTAAATTAAAAATTTTATTCATTCGTTTCATTCCGTCCCGTAGTAAGAGTTATCTTATCGGGCTTAGGAGTCGAGGGAATTCTTGATTTAGGAAAATCAGGTTTATCCTTAAATAAATTTCCTCTGTCCTTCCTCTTTGCTTTTTTAATATCTTCATCAATATTGGGGTATTCAGTACGAATATATCTAAAACACATACTCCAGCCCCCCATTACTTTCTTGATTTCTTTGATCGTATATGGAGCATCGTTTTGTCTACTATACTCTACAGAAGAGTCGAAAACCTTACCCTTCTCTATATAATATTCGGCCAAAGCTTTTGTCATTTTTCTTCGTTGTATGCTAGACATCTTCTACCTCTGCTTCTATTGGCGGTAAGGAAGGTTCTTCTTCCTCCTGTTCAGGTCTACCACCTTCATCTGGATTTGCTGCACTTCCCGCTATATTAGCTGGAACTCTCAGCTCGTCGTTACCTTCAATAGGGTCAAAC